CTGATCACCTGCTCCCAAGAGGTCTGCTTTGCTCTGTGCCTTTTCACCACGTTTCACTCCTTGAGTTATGTCCGGGCTTTGGCTATGAAGTCTTACTTCGTACTCAAAATTGTCCGGATCATATCCGACCGACTCAACCACGCGTCTAGCAACCTGCGTCGCATTAACACTCACTGAGCTTGAAATCTCTCCGGCAATGAGTATGAAACCTGCTGTTGCCATAACCTCAGTTGCAACATGTGCTCTGGGATCTGCTTTTAAATATTCGTCTAAGATGGCATCCGCAATCTGATCACATAGTTTATCCGGATGGCCTTTTGTCACAGCTTCTGCTGCCTGATAATGTTTCATCGATATTTCCTCCCAAATAAAAAAGCACCCTTACTTTGAAGAGTGCGTCTGGAAATGCTTGTAGTAAATCTACGGCTTCTTTGCTTGGAGCAGTCGCTCCATCATGTCGTCTTGCGGATTACTAATAAAGGCAGTCGTGCAGTTTTGTTTTACAATCTCAAAAATCTCATACCAAATGAGATTTGCTTGTTTTTGAAACGATTGACTCATGCTGACAAAGGGACTCGCGATTGCTCCTCCTGTTGTTGGATGTTTACCCAAAAGTCCATATGTGCTGATTGCTTCCTCACACTGGATGTAACGAGCAAACGCTTGAGCGTAGGCTTCTATGAGTCTTGGATTGACGAGCTTCTCACAAGCACGGTCTTTAAGCCATTCCCAAGTTTCAATATAAATATCATCCGCACCGAGAGGCTTGCCATCCTTCTGCCGACTCGATAGGTAATCGGAAGGCGAAGGCATATCTTCACCAAAGAGATCCGACACATCATCGGGCTCATTTGGAGCAAATATACTTTCAGGCTCAAAATCAAAAGGTTGTAGGATTTGAGCCGGTTTTCCTGCAGCAATTTTATCAACAAGTGGTGCTGGCTTATCTCCAGCGCGTACACGCCTGCCACCTCGATAGGTTCCATCTTTTGCCATGTTTTTCACCCCCAATCTAAAAAAGGGGTTAATCCCCCGTTTGAACCTGAATTTTTTTGCGCGTCACCCACCGCCCGTTGCACGCTTACAACTGCAATGAGATCCACAACCCCCTACCTATACTTTTATAAATTCTCTATAATGGTTAATAACTAACCTATTGATTTATGAGTGAACTATGTTAGAAGAAAGTAAAAGGTGGTGTAAATTTAATCCTAAATATAAATACGATGATGCTGCTAAGTTTTCTGACATCATTGAATTTTTTCTATGGAACTGTCCTGTTGAAAACACTGCATACGGTGCCGAAAATTTTTCTTCCTATGGCTGGATAAAACCCTATCATTTTAAAAGTTTAAAAAAGAAATGTGGACTTGGTGTCACTGCTGGTATTCCTTACCAAACTCCAAAGCGCGAAGATTTCTTTGCTGAACTAAAAAATCAAGGTCAATTCAATAAATTTAAATTCGATGAAGCTGTCATTATTCTTAGTTCAGCCTCTAAAATGACTGATTTTTTCAAAAGTATCCGTAATGCTTTTGCACACGCTAGTTTTATGGTGCGTAAACATCCTAAAACGAAAGAGTATTTTTATTTTCTTGAGAATAGAAATCCTGAATCAAAAAAAAATCAATGCTAGGATTGTTCTAAAATCAAAAACCCTTATTTCTTTCATCAAAATCATAAAAGAAGGACCTTAAATCCACCGTTCACCACGCCTTGCATGGATAGTCGAGTGGCAGGACTTACAAAGCGCCATTAGGTTGCTCTCCTTGTTCGTACCACCTTCCGATAAAGGAATGATGTGATGAACTTCATCCGAAGAAGTAAGTTTTCCATTTCGTTTGCACTCCTCACACAAAGGATGAGCTTTGATGTAGCGGTCACGGATTCTCTTCCAAGCTCTACCGTAACGTTTTCTAGTCTCTGGATCTCTCTGATATTTTTCGTAGCGCCTGTTTTCTTCCTGTTCATGCGCCGTACAAAACCTACCATCTACAAGCTCCGGACATCCCTGAAACGAACAGGGCCGCTTTGGTTTTCTTGGCATTCCTGACCTCCTCTCAAACGTGCTACAATAAATCGCAATCTAAACGAAAGGGGTAGCAGCTATGGACAAATTCATTCCATACGAAAAACTCTCGAAGAAAAAGAAACGAGAGATCGACCAAAAGCGTCGTACAACCTGGGGTAGCTTAAACCCCGTCATCAGACGGCCACCCAATCCCAAGGCGTACAACAGAAGAAAGGCACGGAGAAGCATCGATTACGATCCACAATCCGGGCCTTTTTTATTTGGGCAACAAAAAAGCCCGGCAGCTATTTCCTGCTAGGCTCTGCATATATTTTTTGCAATTTAAGAATATCAGAAGTCCGCACGACACTTCAACTTCATAACACTTCTACTTATTCCCATTTCACTCCCAACCACTATCAATTTACTTCAATCGCCAAATTCGACTATTTTTTCAAATCCGCCGGTCGCTTTTGCCAGCTTTTCAACACTATCCATTGCCTGATTTTTGAGTCTGCTGATGGTAGAAGAACTGACTCCTAGTTTTGCTCCTAAGTCGCTCCACGTTTGGCCTTCGAGGTACAAAGCTTTCAAAATATCTCTTTCTTTGACCGGCCTACTCCGAAGCGCCCATTCTACAAAGAATAGCTGCTGATAACTCAGCTCCGCCCGTCTTAAAATATCTGTAAAGGCGTCGTCAGACATAAACTCCGCACATGCATGGAACCTTTTTAACCAAAGGTCCCAATCCGTGATCTCATCACCAGGCTCACCTATATATTGCTTAGCTCGGCCATTTAACCAAAATAAGTCACCTAAAAATCGAGCCTTTATTTCAACATAATTTTCAAACAGTTCAACAACCTTCATACAACACCTCAAAGTCTGAATCTGAAAATCCAAAAGCGTCATAATAAGTCTCCAGTGTCAAAGCCATGTTCCCAACAGCACGTACCCGAAGCTTTGTGATGCTTGCTCCGCTCATTTTGAGCTTTTCACATGTTTCAGCCCATGTTCTTCCTTGAATTAACATCTCGCTCATCACTTCGCGCTGTTTTTTGGGAAGGCGCCTGATGGCATGATGTAAAAACTCTACTTGCCTTGCGAGATGGCCATATTCTTCAATCCACTCCTTTTGTTGCGCATAATTAATCTGCCAGCAAATCCTTTTATAGCTTGAGGCTACGTTTAAGACTTTGTCTGTATTAACCATATGTTGAACATGAACGTGATCTTCTGTTTTACCCGGAAATGTCAGCATGCAAATAGCTTCATCTTCCGTTAATTTCTGAAAGGTTCGAATCTCCTGATCAAGAGCCTGCATCTTTTCTATCGTCTTAGGATAATTCTTGATCATGTATTGGACTTTTTCTCGACTGGTCATGCTGCACCTCCTACTCTTGCTCTGACAGCATTCATAAGGCTGGTTTGTGTTAAATCCTTATCCTTCAAGGCCCTAATCACATCACGATCTATGGTCCCTTCTGCTACCAATCGGAAAATAACTACTGTGTCTTTTTGGCCTTGTCTCCACAATCTGGCATTGGCTTGCTGGTAAAGCTCAAGCGACCACGGAAGTGAAAACCAAACCACTGTCGAGCCCCCTTTTTGAAGATTAAGTCCATGTCCCATCGAAGCTGGGTGAGCAATAGCCACAGGAATTTCTCCTGCATTCCAGTCTTGAAAATCGTCTGGTGTTTTTAGTTCCCTCACCTTAAACCGTCTACTGATACGCTCTTTATCATGTCTGAAGTTAAAATAGACCAGGACTGGCTTCCCATTCGCGGATTCAATCAAATCCTCCAGAGCATCAAGTTTTGCGTTATGGATTTCAACGACTTCTCTATTCTCGTCATAGACCGCACCAGAACTCATCTGTAATAACTTCCCGGACAGCACAGCAGCATTTTTCGCATCGATGACGTTATCCTCTAAACCTAAAATCAAATCTCGCTCTAGCTCTCGATACTGTTCACGTGCTTTCTCTGGAAGCTTTACTTTGACATCCCGCTCTAAGCGCTCAGGCATTTTCAAATAATCTTGGCTTTTCATCGACACACAAAGCGTCGACAGCAGACTATAAATATATTCTTCTGCACCATGACGAGGTCTATAAGAATAAACAATCGGACCATTCATGCGATCAGGAACAAAGAAGTCTGCCCGATAACTACTAATGGTTTTACCCAGCCTTTGTCCTTGATCCAGCAAATATACTTCAGACCACAAATCCATCAATCCATTCGTGGATGGTGTTCCGGTAAGACCCACTACTCGCTTGATGCCTGGTCGTTTTTTACGGAG